TTACTCCTCCTCCACCAGATTTAATTTCAGGTTGTATTTCTGGTTGAATTGTAGGAACATCAAAATCATCTATTTTTATTCCTCCAGCCTCAAGGTATCTTGCAAATATCTTCTTCTGTGTCGGGTCTCTAATAATATTCGGATTAACTGAAATAGCTTGTAATGCACCAAGTAAATTAGCAGCAAGAACACGAGCGTCTTTAGCTTCTCCTGTTATTTCAATCTCTAAGTCAAATTCTGCATCATCGTACATTCCCTTAGGAATAAACATTGACTTTTCTTTTTGAGAGTTTATTCTTTCAACCTCAATCGTTTCTAAAAGTTTAAATAACTTTGGGTCTGGTAAATTTCCAGTTTTTAGTAAGTATTCAAAAAACTTATTATGCAGTGAAGTATTTTTTATTAACTCATTCAACTTCTCTAAATCCTTGCCAGCAATCCTTATAAAGTGTTCCTTGTTTATTGTTCTTTTAAACTCTGGAATAACAAAGTCAAACATAAACCTTTTAAGAGCTAATCCCAAATCTTCCCTCATCTGGTCAAAGAATGACATAGCATTTGTATTTGAGAGTTGAGCTGACCCTAGCGGTGTCCCAGCTGGAGTTCTTTCTCCCCTCATAATATCGTATGTAAATGTCAATTCTTTGGCATTCCCTTCCCACTTAACTCTTTCTTGGTCGTAATAGGAGTAATTCCTATCAGCCATATCAACTTGTTTTATCTCATCATTAACTCTTAATATTTGACCATCATCAACTCCGCTTGTAAGCAAGTTTCTTGAAGCACCAGGGTCTTTTGTCTGCCACAATCTTAATGTTGACCAATGTGAGCTTCTAACTTGTTGGTTGGTTACCTCATTCAATCTAATCTGATTATCAAATGTTTGTTCAATAGCACCAACCCCAAGCCATCTACCGGGTATTTTGTTAATATGAAACTCAAAATATGGGTGTTTAGAAACCATTTTCTCTCCTAAGATTAAATCAGAATGAGCTTGGAATCTTTCTTCTGGGTCTTTTTTAATATCATCAGGTACATCTCCTACAAGAACCTTTTTAAAATCAGTATCTCTTTGTTCTTTCTCTACCTCTCCATCCCTCTCAAAGACTCTTACATATTGCTTCTTAGAATTTTTATAAAGCGAGATTAGTTCATCTACTGCTTCTTTTTTCCACCCCTTTTTCTTTGCAATATTTCTAAACTCTTGACGAGTGTAATATATTTGTTCTATTATATAATTGGAAAGGTCTAGATTGTCTGCGTTTTGTTCAACAACAAAGTTTCTTAAATCTACAAATACTGGTTTTTTATTTACTATTTTTAAAACCACACTTCCATATTTTGGCAATTCTCTACAAATTCTATTAAGGGTTTCACCAAAGTTCTGTGTATTCATCCAGTATTTAAAATCCCTCTCATAAAACCAAACCTTTAAAGGGTTTCCACCTGGTCTAGTAAGAAACAAAAAGTCCTTAGTGTCAACATCAATCGCTTTAGTGGTAGCACCGCAAATTGAGGTGTTTATATTGTAAAAGTACCTCTTAAACCCTAATTCATCTAAATCTCCATCTACAAACTGTGAATTGAAATAAAGAATACATTGTTCTATTGTTTCTTTTTGACTCCAATCCCAATTACCACAGATTGTAATCTTTTGTTTAAATTCCTCAAGTTCCTCGTTTATTTGTCCTAATAGACTTTTCATTTAACCATTTTTCTATAATTATTTCTCTGCAATTTTAAAGGCCCTTTATCTTCTATTATTTTTTTAGGTAATTCAGCTTCTCTGTCTGTAGAATATAGTCCCCAAACAGCAAGAGCTAAACTACATACAGCATCGTCATGTTGTCCCATAGGAGCAGAATACTTTTTATATCCAGCATCAGAAACCTCGCAACCATAACTTTCTAATTCATCAACCAATATTGGTTCATTTGGAATATAAATTCCTTCTTGTTCAATAAAGAGTGATAGCTTTTCTATCATTTGTTCTTTTGTAGAACTTCGTCCTCCTGTAAACTTAAACTCCTCAACATACATTCCATCGTGTTTAAGGTCGTCTCCTATCGGTGAACCTATCCCAGTAGAGTCAAGTATTATTTTACTGACAGCACCGGCACTTCTATACCTATTGGCTACCATTTTTATCCTCTCTTTCTGAAACGGCCAGTTTATCTGATTAAACCTATCCCAATATACAACCTTATGTGTCTGCCTATCAAGAACGGTTATAACAGTAAAGTCATTAAACTTTCCTAAATCAACTCCTATTAAATAAGTATGTGTTTCTTTCGGGTCTTCTAAACAATCTTCATTAACTATTTTTCTAACTCCTCTGAATACGCTCGCCGCGTCATCAAGGAATAATCCTAAATATTCTTGTTTAAATATTTGTTCTGGCAACATTCTTCTAGCTCTTTCAAACTCGTCTTGTGTTACCATCGGATTAACATTACTAGGAAAGTTAAATCCGTTTCCAAACTCTTTACATTCAATATACTTCCTATAAAACCAATCTTTTCCTCTAGGAGAACTAATAAATATAATCTGTCCTTTCGTTGTTGAAGTTGTTGGGTATATAAATCTTTCGTAGATGAGAGGTGGTATTGTTACCGCTTCATCTATAATAATTAAGTCCAGAGCCTCTCCCAACAAAGAATCAGGCTCTGTCGCGGACTTACAATGTATAAAAGAACCGTTGGAGAACTCCAGCCTAGGACTGGGCTTCATCTTTATTTTATATGCCTTATTATTTTTAAAAAGTATTGCAACAAAGGTAATTAACTGATTGAAAACCCTTTGTGCAAGTTCATAACTACCAGATACTATCCATATTCTAGTATTAGGCTTTAATCCTGCTCTTAATGCAATATATGCACATATAGCCGACTTCCCAGCCCTTCTACCACAAGCAAGAACCATCTCTCTTGCACCGCTTATAAAGCTTTTTAAAATCCCTTTCTGTCCTTCGTGTGGATAAAACCTTAATTTATTTTGTAATACTCTATCATTTACCTTAGTCATCTTCTAATATATCAGCAGTTGCTTCTTGAAAGGCATTAAGTTGCAACTTACTAGCAGGATATTTATCTTTTAATCTAAATCCCTCTTTCGCCGCCGCCAATCTATTGTTTTTATCTTCATTAGTAGGAGAAACTAAATCTCTTACCACCCCCAATAAAGAAGTATCAGGTAAATATTCCTCTAACAAATCTTTAAACGCTTTATTCTTTGTAACAGAACAAGTTCTAGCAGTACTAGGTGCATAACCAGCCTCTAACATAATCTTAGAAATAACAATCTTCTCATTATTCTCAACCCTATCCTTAATAATCTCAATAAACTTTGAGAGTTTTTCGTCCTTTTTTATTCTTTTAGCAAGTTTCACCTTTTTAATAACTTCTTCTGCTTTCATTGTTTCACAAGTGTTTCACGATTTTTTATAGCACTACCTCTAACCTATTATACGCCCCCGTAATGGTCTCTTGTACTCTATTATTCTCTCTGTGTCCTCCCCCCTGTCCTGTGGTATTCTTACAATCTAAGGAAACATAAACATATAATATATATATAAGGGGGCTTATACAATATTATATGCTTGTGTTTCCTTGAGTTGTGAAGTTCCCCACAGTCCGCCACCTTTCATACATTACTGCATAAAAACCTGAAGGCGTAAGGCGTGGTGTCCCGCACTATTTCAACGGGCAATTAAATGGGCAATATTTACCCCTATGTATATTATGACGATAACTTGACAACAATATTACAAAGTGTTTTAATCTTATTTATTATGTATATAATACATATAAACATCTTTACAATTATTTATAAAATCGTATTTATTATAGTTTGTTTTCATTCTCTCTATTTGTCATTTTTATTTTAGCAAAGAACGAAGAGTTTAGCGGTCTTGTGGGTCGCTAAACCCTTCAATCTTTGCTCACAAGACTAATTATCAGACAACTTGTCCTTACTCATTATGACGAAATATTAGTAAATTTGTTACAAAATCACATTGTCTTAAAATTGCCTATCTACTATTTAGTGTTTTATAGTTCTTATTTTTCAATCCATAGAATGGCAGTGCCAACATCATATAACGCAACCCAAGACTCGTTCCTATCCCCCCCCCTCCTGTAACCTTTCTTTATAGGAGGATATTATAAGATATTATAGGAAAGAATAATATAACAGCAATGCTATTCTATGCTCTTATTTGCCCTTGTGAGGCGTTTAAATATTAAAGTTGAGTAAATATTCATTATCGCTAAAATATGCTTAAAATGCACTACAAGGCATTTAAAGGGTGTTGTGAAGGGTTTTCCACTGTTTTAAGGTAATAGAAAGGGGAGTGGAGAGGGTGGGGTGGCTAAGGGTTTTAAGGTGTTTTTAAGGTGTTTTTAAGGTGTTTTTAAGGTGTTTTTAAAAGCTTTTTGTGTTATATAGTTATCAATTAATATTATCTCTCTAT